CGGCATCAGCAGCGGCAACCTTACCGATTTCATCAATCAAATCAGACTTGCCGGAAGCCTTGGCGCTATCCACGAACTTCTTGATTACGCTAGGCTCAACTTCCTGCACAATGCGCTGCACGAGCTTTGAGTTATTAACGTAGTCATTCGCATCAATCTTGAAGTTGGTGTCAGAAAAGAAACGAGTAAGCGGGTCAGAAGCTGCCGCATTGAACTCAGCCCGCAATACACTGGCATTCTTGTTGAGCAAATTAGCCTCGGATTCAGCCTTGCGAAGAGCGGCATTTTGCGCCTTCACATCAGTTTGCATCATAGCCTTCTGGACTGATTTGCGATAGACAAGACGCTGAGTGGCCAAATCTGCACCATTTTTCGGCAGCATAGAAAGCCAATCGGTCAGATCACCTTGATTGATGCGCCCATCCAGCTTCTTGTCGATAAAACGAGCAAGACGACGGAACTCCGTGGCATTAGCCCCAAAGACTTCCTTCACCGGGAACTCACCAAGCGTCTCAAGTTCAGCAATGTTTTTAACGAACTTCTGTGGATCAATAGCATCAACCCCTGCAATCTTAGATGCTTTCCTTGCACCATCAACAAGGCTATCATCGAGCATACCCTTCATCATTGCAGCATAGATGTGTTGACGGAAATTATCCGCAACGGCCAAGTCTGCTGGATTAACGGCACCAGCGGCAATAGCCTTCTGGCTCACGCCACTAAGGAAATCGGCATATTGATTTAGCTGCCTCCAAGCTGGCGAGTTCTTGCCACCATCCTTAACTTGCTTGAAGAATCCTTGAAAGTCTTGATTGGATAGAAGGCTTACAACGTCGCTATCCAAAGCGGCAACGCTTTGAGCATACGCACCATTTGCAGCCGCCCATTGTGCCTGAACGTCAGCGCCATATTTCTTACCAACATAATCACTGGCTGCATCCTTCAAGACATTGTACTGCTCTGCGGCTTTCTTTTCGGCTGCATTGATCACTTTTGGATCACTGGAGCCTCCAGCAAGCTTCTTGGCGTACATGGTCTTGAACTCAAGAAACTCCTCTCGCGTCAATTGACCCTTGTCGCCAAATGCCGAGGAGATTGCCTCCATGAACTCGGAGTTGGCATTCTTGCCCTGAAGCAAACCACCGCTCTGGGAAGCCTTAGACGCACGATTCAGCACCTCATCAAGACCGACAACAGCATCGTTAATCTGGATGCCAGTGGCATCGTAAAGACCGCTACGGGCAAGCTTGATAGCTTTAGTTGCATCATCAGCAACACCCTTGATTTCCAGCGCAACAGTGGCAGGATCAATCTGAAATAGGCTTGGAAGCTTAGGGCCAAGAACCTTGCTCAATCCCTGATCAAACGCGGCCTTGGTCCGCATCTTCTCGCGCAATGCCGCCTCGGCTTCCGCTACGAGCTTTTGAGAGTCTGAGGAGTAGACGAGACGTGCGCGTCTAGCGGCTTCCTGAGCCTTGTCTGCAACTTCCTTGGCAGCGATAGACTGTTCGCGCAGATTGTTAAGCCCCATGTGGCCCATCAACTCTTTGGCGATTGGCGTATTCTCGGGTGATGCCTCAACGAGAGACATGGCAACATTGGCCATGTTGTCGTCCGTTCTAATCATCCGGTCAATTGCACGGGCATTCCCGTTGGCAATATTACGAGCCTCCATACCGATAAACTCTGGATTTGCCTCACTGAACAAGACGTTGGCAATCGTTCCGTCGGGATTGAACATTCCGCCGCCGCCACGCGCTCGGGAAAGTTGTTCAGCCCTACCAACAGTTTCATCCAGACGTGAACCCATACGCGCAGAAACCCCGCTAATAAATGGAGTGGTGAATCGCATTACGGAATCAAATGTTCCGTCGCTTGGGCCAAACACTTTCCCGGTCTCAATTGCGCGACCAACTTCACCGCCAATTGCCGAGCTTGTAGCGGATGCGATAAAACTAGCTGCGCCGGGACTTATTTTAGTTACTGCTATATTAACCGGCTTAGATAGTTTAACAATAGGCGCACCACCATAAGCTGCGGCTGCCGCAACTTTACGAGGCTCCATTTCCTTTCTTTGCCCAGTTTCCTTCTCAACATATTGGGCCAAGGTTTCTGATGCAGCCGCAGTTAAAGCCATCGCTCCAGCAGGAACAAATCCAACGCCACCAGTGCCAACGCCAACAGCAATAGTGGGCGCTGTACGGATGAAAGACGGGCTAGACAATGCGGCTCCAGCAGACTCAAGTATAAAAGACGGGTGAGGCAATGCGGCTACAGCAGACTCAAGCCCACGACCCAAATAATCTGGGTTGCCACTTGCGAGCACTTCCATCACTCCGCGTGGAATCTGTTGTGCAGCCTGTCCAGCATACTGCATAAACCCCGGCTCGCCCTGTGGAGCCTCTTGTGCTACGGGTTGATCTACGGGTTGCTGGGCAGATTGCTCGTTTAAGTATTGAGCTTGCTCGGCAAACTTATTTGCAGCAAGATAGTCGCCACTCTTAACGGCTTCATTGTATTGCGCTTCAAGCTGGGCTTTTAATTCGGATGTGTTAGCCATTTACTTTGGGAAGGGCTTGAGCGTTACGGGAGGATTGGCCTGATACTGTTTAGGACCAGATGGTGCATCTAGCTCTTCCGATGCAGATAGGACGTTATAGTAAAGCTGTGTGGCTGCGTCTTCTTTGGATGCAGCCTTAAAAGCGTTAAGCTCTCTCTTAAACGCGGATTGCGACCTTGCGAGTTTTGACTCAACTCTCTTCCTAATGCCATTCAGCACTTCTAGGGTGGGAACTTTCTGGTCTCCCCTAGTAACTAGCTCAAGGAACCTAACATCATTATCGGACGCAGCACCGGGAAGCTGTTTTGCAATAGCAAGAGTAGCGGAAGCTAATGCAGACCCAGCACGTTGATAGGCTTCACCCCTAGACTTGAATGTATCATTCCCGAAAAACTCAAGAGCCTTTGATCCAGCATATTTAAGCGAAGAACCGGTACCGGAGAATGCGTCATTCTTGTTAATTTCATCAACTGCCTCTCCGTAGCTAGAGATAACCTCGCGCAAAGACCTGATGTTGTTCTGCGTTGAGCGCAAATCTTCGTATATCTTACCGGCAGCGTTGGCTCCAACATTCACGGTGTTAGTCGCTCGTGATTGTTGCGCAACCTTCGCGTAAATTTCAGCTTGTTCTTGCGGCGTTGCTTTCCTGCCAAGTTTAGATTCTAATGCCGCTAGTTCTTGCTGTACGGCTTGCTCCTGAAAAGAAAAGTCCTGAACCTTAGGAACACCTCGCGCTTTAGCTTCAGCGCGAATGTTTTCAATGTCAGCCCGCTGCTTTTCTGCGCGCAGATAGCGTTCCTCACCAGACAACTTCTGTTCTGGCGTAAAGCGAGACATATAGGAATCGGACACGGGGGACGGAATGCTTCCGCCACCAGCACGCATCATTGAGGCATACTGAGCCGTAGCTTTCTCGTCTTGGGTCTTCTTGCCCAATTCAGCAAGGCTAATGATGTTGTTTAGAGCACTGCCAATGCCCTTAGCATTTGCTGCGCGTTCACGAAGAGAAAGGTTGGGATCGCTTACGCCAGCAATCATCTTTCCGAATTGAGTCTGAGCTTCTGGGCTTACGTCTTTAAGGAACGACTGAAGGGAATTTCCGAGGCGTTCCGCGCTCTTAACTTCAGCTTCAAGCTGTTTGTTCTCCTTCTGCTGTTGAACGATGCTTTCAAAGCCCTTCAACGCTCCGCCAACGGCAGACGTGATGCCCTGAGCCTGCATCTGAGCAGCCTGCCCAGACGCTTGCAGAAACGGTGTGTAATCAACAGCCGATAGCTCAGGTCTAATTTGACTGCCAGTTGCAATAGCCATGATATTTTTTAATTAACCAAAAGGTTTACCGAAGAACCCACCACCAGCAGCAGAACCAAGACCACCGAGCGCACCACCAATCATTGCCCCCTGAGCCTGAGCATTAGCCCCGGCAACCTGTGCCTGAGAACCATAAATAGCCGTCTGATAGCTACCCAGATTCTTCTGGTTCTGCATGGCCAAGTTAAGCCCCGCGTTGTAGTCCACAGCACGCGGCCCAATAGCCTGAGAACCCAATTGCTGGGCCATACCCATCTGTTGCGCTCCATAGCCCATAGCACCAGATTGACGCCCCAGAATGGCTTGGAACGGGTCTGCGCTGATTGCCCGATTCATGCCCAAAGCAAGCTGACCAGCCTGAGCAGCCTCCGCACGACGCCGCGCAAGGATGTCTTCCCGGCCAAGAATCTCAGCAGCAATCGAAGACTGATCGCCAACACGCCCACGGGCAAGACCAGCGGAACGCGCCTGTTGCTGCGCTAAACGCATCTGCTCGGGCGTAACCTGATTGGACGAGGCATAGGCTTGTTCAGCCGCCTGTTGGCTCAATTCAGCCATCCGCGCCGAATAGGGGTCAGCCGCACGGAGCGCAGACGTAGCACGCGACCCATACTTCTCCACGTCACCAATGTCCGCTGCACGCTGGGCAGCAAGCGTCTCGCGCTCAAGCGCAGCAGCCTGACGGGTGGTAGCGTCCTGCATTCCAAGCAGGCCCGTCTGATAGGTTTGAAGGTCGGCCAAATTGAGCGCGGCATATTGGGGACGGAGTTGCTTTTCAACGTCCAGCATCTTCTGTTGCAGCACGGGATCAGCCATCATGTCTGCCGTCTTGCGATACTCGTCTGCCGCGCTAATAGCCGTAGGAGCAGGAGGGGGAGTGGGAGTTTTAACGGATGCCATAGTCTTTAACGCTTAGTTTAGCACAGAGGAGATTCGTGGGATAGGCTCTAAACCTATCATTGCAGCCCTTATTACGCATCCAACCCATGAATGGTAGGTAGTATGGCGCTTGGCCGGTAAACCAGCTTAAAGCGTCCTTTCCGGCTGCGTAATGCACATACCAACAGTCGGGTTGAGCCGGATGCCAGTCCGACTCCCCAACGTCCTTCCTCACCGGCTTTGCTAGAAGAAGCCTGTCGGGCGTGCTAAACACATACCCGTGGCATAAGTAGAACCCCAAATCCTGCTCAAAGCTCCATCCCTTGGATTTGTAGTAGTCCTTGGCTTCTTCGATTATGCTCAAACGGAAGTGAGCGTAACCTTCCACTGAGTTTCGTCAATCTTAACAAGAAGGTCTGGCGCACTCCAGCCAAAACTGATGGCGTTGGGAGATGCCGCCGCAGTAACCATAGGGACGGTTCGTCCGGTGGCAGTGCCGGGGGCAATAAGCTGTCCAGTTATGGTGCAATTATTTTGAAAGTCGCAACCGCCAACAACGGTGAGCGAGCCGTTGATTTCACCGTTACCCGAAGTGGTGATGCCGTTTGAGGTGTAGATGGTGCCGCCAGAGGTGATGGTGCCATTCACCGTAAGATTGTTGCCCGTAGTCCACGTTGGCGCACCCGTGCTCAATTTGCTGGGAGTGATGCCGCCGTTCTTTACGATGATTTGACCACCGCTGAGTTGGGTGGTCGTGTCATCAACGCAGCCAGAGGCGAGGGTGGCACTATCAACGAGGTTGTTGAGCTTAGTGGAAGTAACCGTATCGGTTCCGGTAAACGTATATCCCTTAGATAGAATTGGCATAAAATTGTTGGTTTAGGTTAAGATACAACAGCGAGTTTCCTTATGGCTCCAGTAGAGTCCCTGATTTCAACATATCCAGTAATGGTTAAAGCAGTTGCTACGTGCGTTCCAAACATAATGTAAGCATTGGGGGCTACGTGAATATCTCGGTAGGCAATTCCTCCGGTCAACGCTTTAAGTTCAGCCCTACTATTGGTTGCGTCATATCTTAGTCCAACATATGTTTGGCCAGATGAAGCTCCATCAGCATCAAGAAATCCAACGCGAGTAGCGCCAGCCCCAGTGCTATAAATCGAATTAGACGCAGAAATTATCCCAACTGCCGTGTTTACATTCAAAGGGCCGGTTGAGCCAACGGCAAGGTTGCTATCTACCCAAAGATTTCCCGCGTCCTTTGTATACACCAATCCAGAGCTAAGGTTTCTGGCGACATTAACCAGACCATAAGTGTCAATAGTCATGCGCTCAACGCCGACTTTGCCACTAACATCTGTGCTTAGATTAGTGTGCATCCTAATTTCAGATGCTGTTCCGGTTCCGGCTTGAAGTAGCAAATAACCACCCAAACCAGTGCCACCAAAGTTGTTTCCAACTAAGTCAATTTGCGCCCCATAATTTGCACCGTTGTCCGATGCTCCAGTGATGGTCAGAACCTGATTGTCTCCCGACTTCCTAATGCCAATCGTGGAGTTAATCACCAAGGCATCTGTAAATACGGCACTAGTAATAGTTGGCGTGTTAATGCCTGATCCGATGATGGTGCCATTGCGAACGGTGACAGTGTTGAACTCCGCATCTCCGGTGCCGCGAATACGCCATCCAGATGATCCTGCCGTGAATCCAGAGGACTGAATCGTGCCAGAACCGGGAGTTAACCCATCTGAAATTGTCAGAGCTTGGCTGGTAATCGTTCCGGCGGTAATCTTTTCAGCAGCAACCTGCTGAATCAAAGCATTCTTGATATAGGTGGTTCCACCAACCACTTGAAATGGAGCAATCTGACCAACGCCCGTCGAGTCAATGACTGCAAACTTATCCGCCTGAATTACAAACTCAGTTCCTTTTGTGACATACGCGACAGAGGCATTATATACTTCAGAGCCAGAACCTGATGGAAGCATATAGGTAAACGTAGTCGTATTTGATACCGTAATCAGATAGCTTCCGTTTGGATTTGTAGTTGCATAGCCAAGTGACGTAATGCTGATCAGGTCAGTAGAGGAATAGCCGTGCGCCGTCGATGTAACAATTGTTACCACATTTGTCGAGCGGGTTGCAGAACTTACCAGCTTTCCGGCATCTGCATTTGTCGCTCTGAATCCCATGATGCGCTGACTTGGGCCTGCACCCGTAGGCGTAACCATCAGCACATATTCATCCGCAATGCTATCTACCCGCTTGTCGGGATATGGCACCCACGAAGACGTATCGTAGCGATAGAGGATGTTGTTGTCTGACGTGTTAATCCAAATGTCGCCATCATTTGGTGCCGAAGGCGCAGTGCTAGACCTAGTGATCTTCTTGCCCAAATTATCCGTAATTGTGTTAGTTACCGGCCACGTTGCAACGGTAGCTGCCAGTGGACCTACAATGCTTGAGAAGCGGCCATTCCTAGCCTCAACCTTAATCCAATAGTAACGCACTGAACCAGCTACAAGGTTGTTTCGGAAGAACGTCCGCTGCTCCTGTCCGACGTAGAACGACGGAGAAGACGGAAGTGAGCTTGTGGTGTTTTCGTAAATCCAAGTCTTTAGCGGCTGAGTATTTTGCGTCCAAGCCCAACTCAGAATTACGGACTCCACGCCAGACGTATAGCTTAGGCTAGAGGGATCGTTAGGCGTAATGCCATCATCCGGCGCATAGCCATCAGAATTAAGGGCACCATCCCAAACCGAATCATCAATGAGCTTGTTTAGGCGAATAGCCGTAGCCTTGCGACTAGCCCAGTCCTCATTCTTGTCCGTAAACGTGTAGCCTCGTTTGATGATGCCCATGTTATTCAGCAGATGAGGTTGAGCCGTTCTGAACTGCGCCAGTGATTTTCACTGCCCTAATCTTGGGGCGTCCCTGCGTTGGTGCAACTGTAAACTGAGCACCATAGCCACGTTTGTTGCCAATACGGGCACGAATAGAGGCATCTTCAGCAGATGGGACAAACTTACCGAAAGCAGTTAGAACACTACCCAGTGCTACGCTAGAATCGGGATTCTCAACCTCTACGGAAATATTAGCGTCAGATTGGAAGTTTGCTGCACTCTCAATGTGTAGCTCATACGAGTTGAACCGCTTCCTATCCATCGTGGAATAGGTGTATTGCCGAGTGGTAAGAATGGAGTCAATGTTCAGTTGAGTGACAGTTCCGCCAGAAGACAACGAAAGGCACACATTATCAAAGTAGTCGTTTGCATTAACACCAGTCTCATCAATGACGTGAATGCCGCCCTCTTTGCTGACAGTGTGCAGGCGATTAACCGTTCCAGCACCAGAGCGAACGAAACCAATGATATTCCACTGATTGCTGTTAATCACATCAAGCGACTCCCAGCCGTTGTTCAGCAGATTGAACACAATGACAGCATTGTTCACCGTAGACGCATCGAGAGGAACGGCGAGATAGTAGCGATTGTCGTGATAGACCCCAATGGAGTTGGCCGCATAGTTCTTGTTGATGCGGTCCATGATCGGGTTGATTGGCTCCGACATCGGCACAGATGCGCCGCGCAGATTGTATCTGTCCTCAAAGTTTACGCTATAAACGCCATTATCCGAGAGGAACAAGATTTGATTGCCGATCTGGACAATGGACTTACGGGCAACTGCACCAACTTCCCGCGTAACTTCTTGCACGCTGGAATTGTCCAAGTCTGCGCCAACGCCACGAATCAAGTGAATGGAATTACGGGCAAAAACAACCAGCGCATCTTCTGCAAATGGCTGCAAGCCAACAATGAAATCGGAAGACCCAGAGGCAATCTTGAACTGGTTTTGAATCTGGTCGTAAGTGTTCTGGTCGAGGATGTCGGACGCAATTAGCTCATCACTGACATTGCGGGACGTAATCGTTGGCGTGCCAGACGTTCCAGCCATCGAGTAGTTGAACGGCATCCAAAGCCTACGCTGGTGATAGGTGGCCCAAGGCGGGGCTGGCATATGCGTGAATCCAAGCCCGATAGACTGACGCTTGCCCACGGTGATTCTTGCACCCGTAATGTCAGTTGCGTCTGCCTTGAAAGAGAAGCTGACGCCAGACGTTTTGGCATACACCCTATACTCAGTGAGCGGATTGAGGTCGGTGTTTCCGGCATCACTAACCATTACCAAGTCGCCAACGAGAATTGCGTGTCCAGCTTCCGTCACCGTGACAACGCCATTAGAGATGGCTGTGTTGCCAGCCGTGTCGTAAACGAGTGGCTGCGTGTAGGCACCATTGCTCACCAAGGAAAACGCGGGGCTTCCCGTAAGACCACTGCCGTCCCACTGGAAAGCCACCTTGCCATCACGAAACACAAATAGGTAGTTAAACGCCTGAATGACATCACAAGTCGCGTCAACCGTCTGACCAGCCGGATAGGTGATAGTGTAAGAAACGCTCGTATTGCTAGTCTTTACAAGAACAGCCCGAGTGGCCGTTACCAGCACAATGTATTCAGTGTTGGCCGTTGACTGATCCGAGTAGAGACAAGTGCCGTAGATTGCGACCACAGCAGCATCGTTCAACGTAAGCGGAAGGACGGGCGGGGATGCGTCGTTTAGAACTAATGCCCCAGCCCCATTGGCGATGGCCGCAAACACGTTGCGATAGCCTTTACGGGTCTGCCACGAACCATCTACGTCCATGCGCCCATTCTGGCTTACGGCAACTTCCCCCGGCTTCAGTTGATCAGGACGAAGACGTTGATTGAGCACAGCAAAAGCTGTGTCTCCGTCATCAATTAGCTGGCTATCAAGCCGACCGAATGAGGCATACCTTGGCATACGCCCATTCTACACTATCAGCGAACGGCTTTGCGTGCGTAATGAACCCCTTTAATCGTGCCCTTGTTCTCGGCTGCGTAAAATACTTGCTTGCCCTTTTTAGGGCCATACTGAGCCTTCATGGCGGCAAAGACCGCTTTGCCCTTTTTAGTAAGGGGCATTACTTGCAGGATTTACGGCTGCAACAGCCATTCATCTTGGCACCCTTGCCGTATTCCATCTCGCGCTCACGCTTGCCTTCGCCGCGCTCGTGCTTGATCATTTGCTTCTTGGACTTATACTTCTCGCTGGGTTTGCTCATAGGACAATTTTAGCACCCCCATGCGCGCCTACTCGGTGGGGACAATAAATACTCTGCCGCTGCCTTAAGTCTGTCTGAATTATCACCAAGAAGCCCGATGCCGCGATTGCAGTGAGAGCATAGCAATCCCCTGACCTCACCAGTAACATGATCGTGGTCTATGCAAAATCTTCCGCTTCTCTTTGTTTTCGCCTGTTTATCGCCACAAATTGCACATCCGCCCCCTTGCACCTCAAGCATTTGATCGTATTTCTCAAGTGTAAGGCCATAACTCTTAAGAATCCCTATTGAACGTGTTTCCGGAGAATACCTATCTCGTTGTTTTTTGAGACCAACACGACTCATGTAGTCTATTTGATAGCCCCTGCGCTTAAGTTGATAGCAAGCCTTGCATGACGCGCTGTGTCTGCCGCCTCGTTTTTTATTCCAATAATATTCTTCTTTTGGCAACGTGCGTTTGCAATCAACGCAATCATAGTTAATAATCTCTAAATCAGCTATTTGCATCCCCAGCTCCTTCTACTCCAATAGTTGGCAGACAGCTTATTCTCAGTGCCCTTAATGCCGCCTGATCGGGCGCAGTAGGACTTCTTATTGGCGGGTGAAGATTTCTTAATACTCATGTTGGCATCGCCAAAACGAACAACCTTGGACTTGCCGTTCTGGCAGGCTCTCACGACCGACTTCTTGCCGCCTTGGACATCACGCCGAGGCTTGTTACATGGTAAATCGCGTGGGTTCATTTTCTCACTTTGCGATAGCGCACCCAGACTGAGTAGATGCCAGCAAAAATAGCCAAGAGCGAGGCAATGATTCGCAAGGCCCAATCCAATTGCTCCTGCCAAGCGGCAATAGAGGATGATGCGCTAACCACTGCAAGAATGTCGCCGCTAATGTGTCGTGGATAGTTCATTTGCCAGAAGACAGAGACATTTTGTGCTCAGTGCGAACACCGAACCAGTAGCCCACGGAAATGGAGAACATACCAAATGTGGACGTGATGATGAAGTTCATTAGCTCAGGTTGTTCACTACGATACCACACGGCGAGTGTTGTAGAGCTAATCCAGAGGGCCACAGTGAGGCCGGGACGGAACAGGGCAATGATGTCAGAAACAACGCCAGAGCTAGGACGAGCGGCAGCCTGAGCGTCAATGGCTTTACCAAAGAGCGTGGCACTGGTTTCCTCGGTCGTCTGCCGCAGATTGATTTCAGCTTTCTGCAAATCAATTTGAGACACTACCTTCAGCTCTTCCATACGCATGGAATGCTTGTCCTTTGCCTCCTTCATGGAGAGCCACTTTTGAAAGATGGCTCCCCCGAGTCCTAAGACGCCACCTAATGGACCGGCTAGTAGTGTTGAGATGTCCATAAGTGATCGTATTTTATGCGTTAAGCCCCCAAAGTGACGCTAACTCCTAATTTACTATCTATTAGGAAGGCCCGTTAGACGCCATTCCTTGCGATTTAAGCCGTTTCGTCCTTTAGCTCGACTACTTTGCCGTCCCCCTTGGGTTTAATGGCTTCAAGGACAACATCAGCGGATTGCTTGATGATGTCATGCTCCTCTGCGGTGAGTTGAGCGCGACGGGATGCGGTATACAGATTGTTAAGTGCTTGGATAGGTGTCATCGCCAGAAATCGTGTTAGCTAACGAAGATCAGTCAAACTTTTTCATATAGCTGCTGTCAATTTGATCGCTGGTCAAAACTACGAAGAGGCCGGTTTGTGGCTCAAAATTAAGCAGGCCGCGCTCCGTAAACACCATATTCAGGGCATGACCAGTGGTGTTCGTGGGCATATACCAGCGGGTTCCCACTGCAATGCCCTCTGCCGGAATAGAGCTATGGAACGCCTGAGCAAAATAGCGTTTCTGGCAATAGACCTCAAAGGCAGATGCAAACAACGTGCATTGGCTTCTGTTGTCCCACTTTGCCACGCCAAACTGACCAGAAGATAGCTCTTTGCGGAAGTCATCGTAGGCCCATAGCAGCCATGCGCTATTAACCTCCGCATAGAGCGACTTGCCCGTCTGCGCACCATTTACAGCTAAATACACAGCCTCCTTGGAGATTGTGCGTCCAGTGAACATCGTTGGCTCGCCAGAACGCTTGGAGCATCCAACTAGCGCAGCCAACGAGGCCAATGCGAATAGCAGAAATAGTGACAGCAGACGAGGCATACTTAGTCGGAGGCAGGCTCATCAGCGGGCTTAATTGAGTTCGCGTATTCCTGACGGGCAATAGCTGCCACTGCCGCCGAAACCTCGGCATAGGTGTAGGTGAGTTCGCCCACGGTGATGGTCTTGTCGCTATTTAGCGGCCACGTCACCTGCGTCCACGGCGCGACAAACGTCTGCTCGCCGATAACGGTGCGCTGCTCGAAATAGGCCGTAGCAATAGGAGACTCGCCTTGCGGGTCGGTCTGAATGCGTTGGAGGGTGGTGGTAACGGTTGGTTCGCTCATGGTGGTGATGGGTTGAGAGTTGATTAGGCGATGGTCGCAAGGTAAGAGCCGGTGACCATCCAGCCGCGCGTGGTGACGTAAACGAGCGACACGGTGTCGCCCGCGTTGGTGAACGTCACGGTGGTGAATCCGGTCTTGGTGGTCGGTGTGAGGACGCCAGAGCCGCCGTCCACATCGTGAACAATCGTGAGCCGTTGGCCGTCCACACCATTCGCGAGCGTCAAAGCCTGCGCGGCTCCCGTTGAAGTGAATTTGACGAGGCTGGTCGTGATCGGAATTGCGCCCGCGCCGCTGAGAGTTGCGGAGCCGGTAATCACCGCGGAAGCGAACGAAATTCCGGTGCCAGCCGTGTAATTCCAAACCTCCACGCCAGCGGAATCGTCACGAATTTTGAGAGTGGTCGAGTTCCAGCTTTGCGTAAACTGGCGACCGTTGCTCATTACAATCGGTCCGTTGGGCAGATTGACCTGACTTGTCACCGTCACCGCGCTCCCGAAGGCGGCGGCGCCCCCCACATTCACCGCCCCGCCCACGCCCACGCCGCCAGTCACGACGAGTGCGCCTGACGTGGTGTTGGTGGAGGCGGTCGTATTCACTACCGTAACAATGGCCCCAGACCCGAACGCTGCGGTGGTGCCGTTAAACGTCAGCCCTGCCGCCGAGTCGTTTCCGCGCCGAAGATAAAGCGTGCCGCCCGTGGGCGCGTTTAGAATTGTGTAAGACTGATTTCCGCTCAGAGCGGCGAGTGCCGATGTGGTGGTGCCTACGTCTCGAAAAAACACCGATGACTCGTTTGAAATTGCACTAGCTGAAATGCGGATTCCATTGGTGGCGGTTGATTGTCCAGCAAGGATGTCGCCCCCAAAATACCCCGCCCCGCCCACGCCCACGCCGCCCGCAACTTGCAACGCGCCCGAGGTGGTGGAGGTGCTGGCGGTGGTGGAGGCAATCGAGAAATCTCCACTCGTAGCCGCCATCGTCATTTTGGTGGTGCCGCCTTGCCGGAAAAATAAACTGCCACCCGAAACAGGTGTATTGATGATCGTGCTCGTTCCGTCGCTGGCGACCATGTAATTTGTCGAGGCCGGTGAGGAGGTGCCGCCATGCAACACCGTCCAGTTGCCGCCAAATCCATTATTCCCAATGGTGAGCGGTTGATTGGAGCCCGTGCCTTTGGGCGTCAGGACGATGTTGGCAACCGATGCAGCGGGCGTGGCCAGCACCAGACTCGCGCCGGATGCTCCTCCGCTCAAAGTTAGATTTGTCGCCGCCGCGCCCGCAGTGACCGTGCCGCCCGCAACGGCAAGATTGCCTGCACCGGAGATGTCGGTAGTGGTGCCGATGAGAACATTGTGACCCATCGAAATTCGCATGTCCTCCGTGCCGTTGCTCCAGAACGTCGGGAAGTATCCACCAGAAGTCATGCCGCCCATGCGCACCTCGCCTGTGCCTGCGTGGACAGTCCACTCCGCGCGAACTGCGCCTGCGATGAACGCCTCGAAGCCTTGCCGTGCGCCGCCCGCGCTCCACGTGCGAATCAGCGGACTGGCCGCGCCAGAGATGGTGAGTGCGGGGGTTGTCGCGCTTCCGACTGTCAGCGTCGCGCCGCCCGTTGTGGACTGCCCCAGCACCAGACTCGCGCCCGAGCTACCGCCGGTGAGGGTGAGCGACGTAGTGGTCGGAGCTACAATAGACGGCGACGTAACACTCGTCTTAAACGACGGAGAACTCGCATCAATCTTGCGGGTTCCATTTACGGTTCCGTCAAGCGCAATGAAGTCGTCGCTAGCTGTCTGCGTTGCCGTAGTCGGCAGGTCTTTGATGCGAATGTCGGCCATGTTATGTAACTGCGATTAAAGGATTGGAAGAACTGTCAACAAATCTGTCACCCGCTGACGTAACCAGCGAATAGATGACATCAGGCGGGTTGGCATCATTTGGAGTCATCAACACGTCCGACCAAAACTCACGGTCGGCAAAAGCGGGACGTAGGCCAGCAAAATAGCCCATCTGCTTCGCGTTGATTGCACTCTCAAACGGGCTTTGCATTAGAGGAAGTTAAGCTCCTGCACCTCAACCACAACATCAGTGCTGTCGTCTCGGATTGCCTTAGCCGCAAACGCCATATTGCGCGTCAAATATGCCGTGCTACCATCAGAATAGATGAAGCCCTTGGTAGTGGTCGGATTACTGCCATCAAACGTCACGCGAGCATTTGCCCCAGTAAACTGAAATAAGACGTGGGTTGTATTTCCACTAAGCGAAAGACCACCAATCAACGCACCAGCCGTAGCACCAATAGTAACTTGAGTGTGGGCCGTGCCATACTGAGGGATTGCCTGAGATGGAGTGTTTACAATTTTAGCGTTAGCCATTTTAGTGAGTGAATTGAGAGATTGCCGCAACTGCCGCGCCGCCACTGTGCTTAACCAGCTTCATGTTCTTGATGGCAATTTTATTAAACCAGCCAGCATACGGAGCCTCCAGCGTGTGGCCATTGGACGCACTTGGCGTGGTCCCATCAAACGTCACATACGCATTTCCTCCGTGTAGCGTGAAGAAGAACACGTTCGTCTTAGTATCGAAGTTGTTTGTAAACGATGTAGCTCCCGTGCCGACAGTGACTGTCTGCATCGGAGCCTGATCGTTCGATACAGGATAGAGGTTTACAACGTAAGAGTTCATCGGCTACGATAGGATCGGCTGGCGTGGGTTGAGATTCGATGGGATAATACACCAACGGAGCGTGTAACATCCACCTTCATTAACTGATCTTGAAGGATGCCTTCAGCGACTTTTTCCTCAATGAGAGCCTTCTCATTCTGTGCATCCAATCGAAGGAAATCCGCAAAAACTGCATGACCCAAATACTCATTCCACTCTTCGGGAATGTTGGTTGAGGTGGATGTATACGGACCATTCCACTCTTTCTTATACGTCACAAAAACAGAGGAAGACGGAAGCGTGTCGCCCATCACATGGGCACCCTGCCCATCAACGTAATACTCAACCTCGACGGACGAGTATTGGAAGAACGGTTGATAGCTCTTATGGATACGGAGGTAGGTGTCGATGGTGGGTGAACCGGCCTTCTCGTATGGAACAATGTTGCTGTTAAGCGTTGCCGTGCCCGTGCCACTACCTACCCCCGTAGCCACAAATACAACGCCAACCGTGTTGGCAGAAGCCCCAATGCTCGTCCAGTTGGTGCTGCCTACGCTCAAAATGGTGTAGGTGTAGCCAACGACAAAGCTGCCAGCAGACACCGTAGTCGATAGATAGCTGCGATTCTCGCCAACCACAAGCCAACGAGGCCAAAAGTCCGACCCCTCATAGGCTAGCTTTGCGCGGCGATTGACTAGCGTGGTAATAAGCGTTTGCTCTTGAATCGTAAAGTCGGTCACTCCCGCAAGAGCGCACACCTGATTGTAAATAGAGCTGTATGCGACTTCTTGCATTAGAGTTTGTTTGGAGCCAAATTGGGGAAACGCTTCTGAAAGTCCTTAACAAAACCCTTGTCGTGCATGGCTTCATGGCCATACTTGTTGCGCAGATTGAACCACTCCCACGCTGGCGTAACCGCAACGCAGCGCATTCCTTTGATGTGAGCCTTCTGTGTATCTTTGATACGCTGCACCTCTTGGGCGCAAATCGTTTCCCGCTCATTCTCCCAAGCCTGTTTTAGCGCAATCCCCGTGGTAATTTCGCGCATCAACGCACGATTGACTTCACCGTCTGAATAACGAGGGATTGACGTAATGATTTCCATAAAAAAGCCCGTGCAGTATTCTACCACACGGGCTTTTGATAGCAACTGTTTAATTAGGCGACAACCGTAATCTTGCCGTGGGCAAGCGGGCTGAACACCTGAAGACCAGCAGCGGCATCAACGAAGCCACGCTGACCACCACCCTGATCGGGAACCCGGGTGGAACCGAGGCTCATCAGTTCAGCAACACCGATGTAGCTCGGGTTGATGATGTAGCCGCGGGACGAATCGGGCAAGCACGCAGGATTGCCGTTGATGACGGTGATGAGACCGAAGTCGCTGTCGTAGGTGTTCACCGAGAGCGTGATTTCCTTGTCCGTCGCCATCTGATTGACGTGATAGACGTTCTCGTTGGTGTTGTTGTCCGAACGAGCAAAGCCAGAGATGGTCCGGCGAAGGGTCGTGCCAGCAACGAGCGAGAGCTTATCCACCGTGCCGGTCTGGCTAAAGATGGAGGCAACAAGACCGTTGAGGACGTTCTCCGTGAACGTGCCCGTAGCGTGGATGGACGCAGTAGGAGTGCGGAAGTTGCTCGGAACGTCAGAACCGGGGGTGTTGGAGGTCCAGAGACCAAGGCCACGGCTGACGTAACGGGCCGAAGCACCGTCTTCAACCGAGCGGTCTTGATCGCCACAGACCACCTTCTCCATGTCGCGTTTAAGCTCACGGATAGCTTTCGATTCAGCCTCCGCAATCTTGGCGGGACCAACAGACTCAACAGCCTGCTGGAGTTGGCTCACCATGAAGTCACGGCGGAAGAGCTGGATGTAGTTGCCAAGACGAGCGCGACCAGCGAACTTGTCCGCAAAGCTCGTGATGTCAGCACCTTCCTGAATGCCCGTAGACGACGGGGTAGCGAGCACGTCCACAGTCCACTCATTGAAGGTGGCGGTGGCTTTGCTTTTATTGGCGAGCGAGAGGACCGGAGTCTCCTCGGGAGCCAGAATGGTCAGAACGTCCGTGAGGTCTTCACGATTGGAGACGCCCGAACCGGGATTGGTAACATTGTAAGTATTGGAAAAGGCCATGATAGTTAGATTTTAGAGTGTTGAAGAGCACGAATTGCTTTGAAGTCCTTGTAACTTCCGCTTTTCCCAAAGCGGCTGGAGAGGTCATTCAGAGCCTTCGACTGACGAGTCTCGGGCTGACTGGATTCTGCTGATTGGCTAACTACGGGAGACGGCGGGGAAAGGCGTTGCGTAGGCTTTACGTCAACGGAGCGACGTGCATACAGGCTATTGGCTGCATGAGCCAACAAGTAGGGCAATTGAGGAGCAATCTCGGGCAGGATTTTTTCAATATCCCGAATCCGATCATCTCCAATCATCGCCTCATACTGCTTTCGCACATCATTGTCCTCTCCTTGCATCCAAGGAAGCTCTGTCTTTGCCCGTTCAACTAGGGCATTCTTGAAGGCTTTGCGGTCTTCGCTAACTTTGATCTGTTTGTCCTGATCGGGCAAATAGACCTCTTTTGCTTTTCGCGCCTTCCGCAGGGCTTCCTTGATTTCGCGTTTGCTGTAGTCCTTTCCGTTAACATTCGTCAAAATGTCGTCGGAACCAAGTTCCTCACCCTTTTCGAGCAAGTCGTCGGCCCAGTCAATAACCTCAGTGACTTCCTGATATTTCGACTTGAGGTCGGTAGGGTTGTCAATGTTGGCGTAGGGATTATCCTTCACCGTGGCTTCCAACTGGTTTGAACTACGTTTGGCAATGTCGGCTTTAAGTGCTTCCAGTTGCTCCTCGGCTGCTTTACGCTTGGCGGTGAGTTCGCCATAACGGGCGACCGCTTTGCTACCGAGTTTCTGGGAAAGCTCTTTAAGCTCTGCCTCGCTCATGCTATCCAAATCAACGTCCTTAGAAAGAACTCTTTGCTCCTCTTTGGCATCTGGTTCCGAGGGATTAGGCGCAGGCTCTTCTTGCCGCACCTCCTCCTTGGGAGCTTCAATGACATCGGGAGCCACCTCTTGCGACTCTTGGTTGAGTTTCTCGGGCGATTTTTGCGCCTTAGGAACATCCCCTAGAGCCTTATACCGCATAGCGACTAGCTCGCTATTTGACATATTTTTCACCACAGGTTTTTGGTCGGCTCCTGCGTTAGCCGTTTGGACTTCAGTAGACATAGGTTGCCGTCTTTACGCCACGGGCATTGCGAAATCGGAGTATAGCACTATCCCGGCAAACCATGCGACATCCGCACGGCTCGCTTCATCAGAAGGCTATGATAGTTGCAGAGGGTTAGGATTTCATCATACACCTGAATCTTGCCGCTAATCTCGCGCAGACGCCCCTCGGGCGCACGCTGCATTTGGCTAATAGCACTCTCTCGGCCAGCGGAAATCCAGTCTAGAAAATCAAGAAACTGCTCACGATCAGACAGAAACGCCATTGGTTGTTCAAGTGGATGCTTCTTGTTGAAAATGTTCATGCCTATTAGAGATAGTAATTGCTGCGGACTGTCAATGGATTTTGCTTGACGAAAATCTTAAATCCCCCCTTAACAACCCCCGTTGTACCAAATGACATTAAACACAAATCCAAAGAATCAAAGTCTGCTTTCAGTGCGAAGAAATGAACTGATCCAGAAAGCAACAAAAGCAGAACTTCACATAAAAAGACTTCTTGAAGAAATTGGTGATAATTTCTGCTTTCAAAAGGGATTCTTTAATCAATCAACCCACTACATCGTAGACTTTTACATCAAAAAACGTAAGAAGCTATGCTTAGAGATTGATGGCGGGTATCACTTGAATCCATCTCAAATTATCTACGATAGAAATCGGGACTGGTTCTTGACGGAAGTGCGTGGATTTACGGTTAAAAGAATAACCAATGAGCAAGCATTCAAGATGAATGCTGCTGATTTAGTTTCCGCTATTGAGACTACTGAACGCTTTGAGTGTTCACTTGCCCCATTTGTGCTGGAGCGGTGCCAACACGCCCAATCTGAGCATTCTGCATTTGAGTTAGGGCAAACTGATACTGCTGGGCATATTTCTCAAGGCGTCCACGGAACGCCTCATCTTGCTCCACTCGTTGAGCAACATCTGGCTGAGAGACGTATTGCTGAATCACCTGAAGAGCAATCTGAGCACCATTGGGGCGTGCAGGCATTTCGATGCCAGCAAAAATCTTAGAGAGGTCATCTGTGACCAGCTTAACCACCTGTTGTGAGGCTTGCTCTGCTGGCTGCAAGATGGCGTCGGCCATAATTGGATCAATGGCTGCGGCCATAGACTCAAGCAGGCTATCGGTGTTAATGCGACCATTCTTGTCTAGTTGCAACAGATTTACAAACTGACCCAAGCGAGCTTCCTGCGTCTCGGGATCGTTGTTCAACACGTCAAAGCTAATCTTAATGTCAAAGTCCTCGTCGGGATTGCCCTTGTCGAAGCGCATGGGATCAGCCACGCCAGTTACGCGGAAGAACACCTGATCTGGGCCAAACCGCTGGTAGCACTTAAACGCCATCTTAATGACATCCTGCGTGTGAGACAGGAACTTGTTCACGAAGTATTGCTGGCGAATAGCTGACAGCGGATCGTCAACGGCAAATCCAACAATTTTGTCGGCAGCACCAATCATGGTGCGCTCCATCTCAATGGAGCCGGGGTTATACGGGGGAGTAGGCCCAAAGCTAATCTCGCCTGCACGACGAATTGGTATGTAGCGACCGGGGCCGTAGTCCGAAGGCGCATTGCCGGGAGGATGAAGGATTGGCGGAAGAGTTGCCAAACTGTTGCGATCAGTGCGGCTATCACGTTCAGCCTTCACCTGATCCTGTGGACCACGTAGCAAGTCGGAGAACGTCTCAAGGTCATACATCCGCTTAGAGCTATTGCTCAGGCGAGTGACTACGAATGGATAGTCGTTGTAGCCGTTCAGAAGCTCAAACTTGGCGTATCCCTGAATCTTGGCGTCACCAGACCACTTAGGGTGAAAGATGGTGCAGTAGATGCCCTCTGAGCCATCCTCGGAGTCAATGAGACGCTGGAAGCCGTAGACTACCTCAATTAGTTCGTTGGCGTTGTATTGCTGGCGATAGCGGGTTGTAGACGTGCCGCGAGTGCCATACACGCTTTCAAGGTTGTAGGTGTTTACGCCGCGATACTTGGAGCAAATGTATTCCGCCCAAGACTCATCCCAGCCATCAGACGTAACGCGGGACAGCACCTCCTGCACAGTGAGGAAGGTGCGATAGAAGACAAAGGGAGCACGCTGTGGGTCAATGCAGTAAGACGGGAAGAACACGTCGCCATCGGGCGCACAGGTTTGCAGGAACGGACGGTCCACGGACAGGCGACTAATCGGAATTTCACCGACTCCCTTCTCGCGGAGTTCCTTCAACGCCTTCTTGGCACGCTTGTCCACCAAGTCAGGATAGACCGACTTGAACATGGCAATAATCTCATCGTCATTCTTGCCATCAATAATGAGACGAGCCAAGTCCGGCGAACTCGTGGCAATCTGGTTGAGGTCAATCTTCTGGAGATACTTCTTCTCCATGCGCTCCCAGCCAATGTAGGTGATCATCAGGCCGCGCTCAAGAAAGTAGTTGGCCCCAAGCTCCATCTCTTCTTTGAAACGCGGGATGTATGACGCCACCATCCACTTCAGAAATGCACTCACTACCCGGGCGCGACCAGTGTCGGAATGCTCGGTGGGATAGGCGCGAATGTTGGCTCGCGCCAACGACGCCATGAACAGCGAGACGTAATTGTTAATTCGCTCGTCAATGATGCGGGCTTCAGTATCAGATGCACCTTCCCAAGGGAACGCATCAGCCCCATGCTTTCGCATATCCACGGACTTCCCCGGCCAATTGCAACGACGATTGTCTCCGCTGCTAATGCACTGCGTGAAGTAGCTGGAAAGCTCAGTGAGCGTCCTATCATACGCTCCACGCAACACAACAACGTCAGGACCATCTTGGTCAACAAATGTGAGGGCGTGCTGAGACTTCGTTTCTTGCATGGTGTTGGTTGTTATGATAGCACGCTTTTGCGTGAGACATGGCGTTCTTTATGATGTTGGTGACGTATTCCTTAGGGCGACCAATCTTGTCAGACAACTCATCGGGAAACATCTCAACCGCGCTGCCGCTTTTCGCGGTCATTGCATACTCGTAGGCTATGAGCCTGTCGGAATGACTCAATAGCCACTTCTTGTCTGTTGTGGGATCAATGTGGTTGTCCCTCAACATAACGATAGGACGTGCCGGATTGATCTGTGATTGCTTCAACTTGGATGTTTTTGTTGACAAGTTTTTGCGTCAGGCGGCGAGGAATAGCAACATGAATGCAGCCGAGGTCGCGGCCTACGGCGGTGCAATAGACCCATTGCGGGTTATTTGCCTGCCGCAACACCTTAGCCGCAAAGATGTCGGTCTGCTTTGGTTCCTCAATAGCGGGAACAATTTCGGATTCAACAATAGCAACCACTTCATCAATGGGAGCCTTAACCTTGGGTTTGATTTTTTTCATTAGTAGCCACCTCTAGAACCAACTTTAGTTTTCATGGAGTCTGGAGAGACATATCCGACTCCGCTCACTGCCAAATAGCGTATCACATCAATAGGGTCTTTCCACGCCTCATCCTGCCCGCCTTCAGCGGTGTATTCCTGCAATGCCGAGATGATGTTCTGGCACCTATCAGAGATGTAAAAATGCGGCCTATTCATCGAATCAATAGGCTTCTTCTTGTTGTAGGACATCTTAGTCTGCAATGCTTGCAGCCCGTCCTCAATGTCAATGCCGGGAGCCGGGATGAACACAAGCCCAGCGTCAGACAGGTCTTCGATGATGGATGATGCGCCTTCCTGCGTCTGGTACTTGGCTGCGCCTAGCCGTGGATCAATTAGCCGCTCAAAGATGGTGTCATTAGTCTCAGACTCCATGCCGGTGATGAGATCAACGTAGTCACGGATGCCATAGCCAAGTCCCTTTGCGGCTTCCCCGCTAGACCACTTGCCGCCATGCCACTTAGCCCAATCGCCTACGTTGCCGTCGGGCCACTCCCGATAGACAAACCAAGTGTCCGTCTCGTCAATTGCCACCCAGCACATGAACCAGTTCTTGCGGCCCGCAGGATCAAGCACCATGTACTTGGTCTTGTTCTTGAGATCAATCTTCTCGTGGGCAATGACATTCACTTCCCGCGAGAAATTGGGGAACTTCGTAGACATTGACTTGGTAGCAATGCCATAGGCGCGAGTGAGGATTTCATTCTCTGGTCTTCCAGCCAAGTCCTTGGAGATACGCTCATAGCCTCCAAAGGGATTGTCTTTGCTGTGGAAGTAGATGATTCCCGCGTCCCGATTCCTAGACTTCTGGAGATAGGGTACGGCCCTTCCTTCAAGGAGTTCAGCGTCCTTGCTGCGTATCGTCTCGGCCCCTTGCACGTAGTCCCGCACAACCTCCGTATAGCCATCAATAGGCGTGAACGTAACCACCAGCTTGCTGTTGCGCGTAGCCAAGCGGAAACGCAGCGTAGCCAGAAGCTCAGGCCCAATCAAATACTCGTCGCACCATGCACCAATATTGAGCCACTTGGGATCGCGGCATCCCAACTCAGCACCCTCAAGGATGGTGTCATTGTTCAGGTACTGGGCATACGTCTTGAAGATGATCGAACTCTTGCTGTTAGGCAGGATGAGACTCGACTTGCTGAAGCCATTCTTCCGCGTGTAGGAGATGTTCTCCTCAGTGCCCAGCACCTTCACCCTATACTCCTCTGGCAAAGCGTCATAGATGGCGGACTGCTGCTGGCGGATAGAAACGTCCGCATTCTGTGCAAAGCACATAATCGTGGACTGTGGATTCTCCACTGCTGCCTTCACAATAGCATTAGCCGCAAAGCACGTCTTCCCGCTCCGATTGCCACCACTCACCAGAAGCTCAGAGTGGGAAGCCATCAACTCCTCGGCATCCTTCCAATGGGGCAGCTTCCAGCCATAACGGTAGTTGTCACGCCTGCTATTGGCAATGGCCGCGTGATAAAGCGTGTGAAGCTTCACCACCTCCTCCGGCGACATAGACGCAAGCTCCGCGTCAGTCGGTGGCTTCAGCACCTCATGCTTTTCCCACAATAGGCTCATTCCTTGATTTCGCTAACCGTAGTCTCGATGGACGCCAGCTTCATCTTAGCCCTAGCCTCCTCAATAGCCTTCATTGCGTCCTCCAAACTCGGGGCACCACTCTTATGCTCCACAATAACCTTGTTCTCTCCCATAGCCGACAGGAACTTATCATTAGCTATACCCCAAGGAAGCGTCAGGTCTCGTATGTTAGTCTTAGCCAACTGCTCAGGGTCTTCCGCCAGCATACGCATCTTCTCCTTCTGCAATAGCCGCAAGCCCTCCACGATGTCCAGAGCATCCTCTGCCAAGGAAGCACGCCGCTCATTCAGAGCCATCTTATGCCGCGCCTTAAGCCGCGCCACAGTCTCCCATTTAAGCCCAGTCTTCTTATGGATGGAGTTGAACGTCTCCCCCTCCGCCAGCATCTCCAGAGCCTTTATAGCCAAAGCCGGATCACGCCGCTCCAAGTAGTTGCCCGTCTTGTCCGCATTGGCAACCACAGACTTGGAGATGTCACTAATCTTACGCTTTGGCATACACCACCTCTACTACACCACGGCACTTATACAAGCAGTTTATTCGCTGGCACTACAAACAACACATCTCTTTGTAGCACGCTATATTACATAACACCCAAATTTTATTCGCAACCTTTGCCCCCTTTCCCCCGTCCCTTACAACATCTTTGGTTGCAACTATGTTGACGCGACCTCTCTTTGAGACACTCACCGCGTAAACTAGGTTAGTTGCCTTGCAGCTTCTCTGGGCGGAAGACCTACTGCAAAATTTTTTAAAGTGCTTATGGGATCAATCTCAATTTGGCTGCCCCCCACGCCACTGAACCCCCTCCCCCCCGGCGTGCGTGAGCATATGCGCATGCGCTCATATGCAAGGCAATGGATTTGCAAGTTGGCTGGGGCGGAGTTGGGGAGAGGACGCGAGCGAATGGCAGCGGAAATGGGCGCGTGAGCAGGCGTTAAACAAGGGGAAAGGGTTTGGAGTCGCTGCGGATGTTATGCACTTCCCTTCTTTCGCTCCATTTCGCATCCCGATTGCAAGTGGATTTATGACACAGGAACAAGAGGATTGGCTTGTAATCTGTGAGAGGTTTAACAGAGTCAGGAAAGCAGAGGCACAAAGCCGACGCAAAAAAGAAATAACACAAAAAACAATGAAATATCTAACCACAGAAAACGCGAAAACAACCAAGGGCGAGTCCCTTGGGTTCTTGACCGCCATACTCTACCTTGCGCCGTCTAACCTCAGTGGTCGCAACGTATGCCCACACGCAAGCACTGGATGCATAGATGCGTGCTTATTTTCGGCGGGAATGGGTGCATTTTCTAACGTCAAGGCGGCGCGCATCGCGAAAACAAGGGCGTTTTTCGCCGATCCGAAACAGTTCATAGAAGACATCGCAGGGGACATCGAAGCGGCGCAACGCAAAGCAGGCCGGGAGAAACTCACCCTTTGCGTGCGTCTAAATGGAACTTCGGATATTTCTTGGGAAATTTATGGCGGCCAAGCTGGCGTTTCTTTGATGGCGCGATTCCCTGAGGTGAGTTTCTACGATTACACAAAAAACCCATCCCGCGTTCGTGCTTTCCTTGCGGGAAAGTTTCCCCCTAACTACTCCCTGACTTTCTCGCGCTCTGAGTCTAACGGCGACACCGCGTTGTCCCTTGCAAGCGCCGGGGCGAATGTTGCAGTAGTTTTCGACACCTCAAAAAGAGATGCGTTGCCTGCAGAATGGGCGGGGCGACCGGTTGTTGACGGCGACGTGTCTGATTTGCGTTTCCTTGACGCGCGGGGGCGAATCGTTGGCTTGCGCGCAAAGGGTCAGGCAAAGAAAGATGAAAGCGGTTTTGTTGTTTACGTTTAATCTACATGAAAAAATCAGACTTCCTTTCAACCCTCGCTTTTCTAGTCCTCCGCCTCTTTGGCCTGCTCTTTTCCGTCTTGTCCGCTCTGCTCTAAACCTAGCAAACACAAACACAAGGGGCGCCCCAATTAGGGCGCCCCTTTTTCGTGCCCCAGTCTTGCCCTAGCCACGAATCGAAACCCCTAGAAACGCAAGGAAAGGCACCTTGCGCCCCTCTTTTTTCACCTAGTTTGCCCCCCCTAGTTTGCGCCCTTGCGCCCTAGCTTGCGCCCTTGCTTGCTTGGCTTGCGCCATGCCTTGCGCCATTGCGCCGTCTTGTCTTGCTTGTCTTGCTTGCGCCTTGCTTGCGCCATGTCTTGCGCCATACGCAAATAAAGCCTCCTTAAGGAGGGAATTCCCTTAAGGAGAGAATTCCCTTAAGAGCGCAATTTGAACACGTTGCAAACTATCTCACTTATTTATTAAAAAAGGCTTGGCTTTTAATCTGGGCACCTTATGGTTTTGGCAATCCCGACACGGGCAACAAAAACAGATAGGAAATTGACTATGGAAATCTACATTGAATTCTTCAGGGACGCGGCTTATGAGGAGCCGTTTTTCATCGGCGACCGGAAATTCGTCTACTGCTGGGGAAAACGGGCAGACGGACGCATCGACAATGCCGTCTATTCTTTCGCCGGGGATGTGACTTTTTCCTACGAATATTTCCAGAGCCTTTTGGGTAAATAACAAAGTAAGATAAACCAATAAAACAAAGTAATAATATGAAACCTACCGTTCAAATCATCAGTCCGGCTTCGCGTGGAGCCTACCATTCCATCCGTTCTGCTGCGCTGCTCTACACGAGCACCAGCGGCACTTCCTATCTCATCGCTGACCTGTGGTGCGGAGGGAATGTCGAGGGCGAATGCTACAGGACGCACATTTGCAAATTGGACGAGGAGGATCACAAAACCGTCATCAATCGGACGCAGTTCAAGAACGGCGAGAAGTTTGTTTTGGATTCCGTCGAGTTTGGTGACCTGATGGACACGATGCCGCTGACTTGGGTGCGCTATCGCCACGCCAATCCCACGCATAAACGCATCGTCGAGAAAGCACACAAACTCCTTTGCGTCGTTTGACTCACCTCCTAGCTCTCACTTCTGAGGGCTACAGGGTGCGCCAATAGGCCGCTATAACGCTAGTAAATCAATAAAACACATGAGCCACGAAATTGAAATTAATGACACGGTAGTTTACGGCAGCAACACACCCGCATGGCATGGGCTGGGGACGGTCTTTGCTGGCCTTTTAAGCCCTTTGCGGGTCTTCGCCGAGGGAGTGGGGCACCGGGACATCCTAGAGGTGCCAGTGATGCTGAACGGCCTCACGCTCCCCGGCCAAAAGGGGTTGGTGGGGATCACATCCAAAGGCGTACAGGTGCCGCTTGCGGTGGTGGGTGACGGCTACGGATTGCTCAAAAGCGAATCCATGTATCGCATCCTTGAGGGCGTCTACGGCGGGCAGGCTGTTGTCGACGCTGCCGGGACTCTCCGCAACGGTGCCCGCGAGTGGTGCCTCGTTAAACGGTCGGCGTGGAATGTGAGCCGGGACGATAGCGTCATGACTTATGACCTCTGGCTCAATCATCACGACGGCTCTGGCTGCTTCTCCCTTCACCGGACCAACATCCGCGTGGTGTGCGCCAACACTTGGAAGATGGCTGTTCAGGGCGGGAACCGCGTCTTTGGCGTGCGCCATACGAAGAACGTGGCGCAAGGTGTAGAAGCTGCCTTGCAAGTGCTGGGCTACGTCGAGAGTCAGGAGCAAGCGCAGCGTGCGGCGGCGCAGCGTATGGCCACGGCTTACATGAGCCGCGATGAGGCGTCCAAAGCATTCAATATCCTTCTTGGCATCCGCGACGGGGTGGAGGCGTCCACTCGCGCAGAAAATCAGGCGAAAGAGCTTAACCGCCTCTTTATGACTGGCGCAGGCAATCACGGCCTGACCCGCTGGGACGCCTTCAATGCGATCACCGAATACGTCGATCACGGGCGGGCTACTCGTGTTGCGGATGGTCGCGATGGTGCCGAGGTGCGGTTTGAGTCGGTCCTCATGGGGTCTGGCGATGCTCTGAAGGCCAAAGCCTTCGACCTCCTGAGCGTCTAAGCCCCTAATTAAGCACCCAAAGCCCTCTCCCTCACAGGAGGGGGCTTTTTTGTGATTAAAATGATCAATAGAGGTGTTTTTACTGAGCAGTAAAACGGTAATTTATGGTAAAATTTACGTCACGTCATCATTCCAAATAAGGACGGTGGTGGGGTTAATTCGGATAACCGAGAACGGTCGCCGGGGAACCTCGGGGATCACTTCCTCGGGCACCACCATCACCGGCTGGTGAATGGTTTCCTCAATTGGGTGGCCAAACAGGTCCACGGGGGGCTTGCGGGAGGCGTTTCCTTGCGTTTTAAGGCGATTTGTCGGAGCGTTTGGCATTTGGTGGCTGACGGGTGTCCTTAAAGCGTAGAATCGCCAGCAAAATCAAACAGAGGGCGAGGAAAGTGGCGCCATAGGTAGACGGCTCAGGGACAATGGGGTGCGGCGGGTGCTTACGCGACTCGTAAATGGTCCACGCATCGTTTTCTCGCTGGTTCATTCGTGGAGCAGGGCCAGAACAAGGGGCGACGTAAACGAAAAAGTTTTTCCCACTTGCGCGACCGCGTGTGTTATCATTCGTTCCTGTCAGTTGCGGGGTCAAGCCGCACAAAAAGTCTAACTTTGGGGACGCGCTCCTCAAGAAAGGGCCGAATGTGCTACTTGACCTAGCCTTCGGCCCTTTGCTTTTTCTTGGTTCTCGCGGGGTTGAAGTTCATAGGAACTAAGCGTGTAACCTACGGTATTCGCGAACGGCGAACCGATATTAGGTGAAGGTGCGGTCCCCGAGGCTAACAGGCGAGAGCCTGAATCGTAGGGGTATCAAAGTGACGCGAAAGCGTGATTCACCGGCAAACTACGAGAAGCAGTTTAGGGTAGGAGGCACAAGCCGCAACCCGAGGCCGGAAAAGCGAGACACGAAGACTGCTTCATGCGCTGCTTAACAATCCCTGATGGCAGGGATTACTGCGTCCACTCGCCTACTTCATGCGACGTGCTCAACGCATCCATCCGCAATGGATCGAAAAAACTGCTTAATCACGAAGTGAAAACCACTAGAAACTCGGGCCAATGCGGGAAAGCTAATTGCCGCAAATCGCCTTAAGGGAGTGATTTACTGATGCCCCGAAAAAAGTTGAAGAAAAGAATTGATGCCCATAGGAAATTCTGAATGATAGCGGCAGATAGGGAAAACAAAATATGAATACAACACTAGAACAAATAAACATAGTTCCGAGCTACGAAAAAATTCAGGCTATGCCCGAACATCAAGCGAAGGCAGAACTCTATCGGATGCAGAGCATCGCAGGCAGTTTGGCCTACGAACTCTATCTGATCACAAAATACGGCCCACCGCCCACTCCTAAAACAGAAGTCATTGACGACCTGTTTAAGCGTTACGCTAAGGCGTCAGAGACAACCGGAAACGTCTATTCCCCAGAAACCAAATGAGCACCGCACAAGTAACCGAGGCGCACCGGAAACTCGCCGACGAAATCATTTTCGCAACCGACTACTGCTCCGTGTCACCGCAGGCCGCTGCCAAACTCATCGCCGACAGCGAGGCGCGGGCGGTGTTGAAGGAAACCGGCTACCTCAAGGCGATGGTGCAGGACGGCACGAACGCGATGAAAGAGCGCGACCAGCTCCGCGCCGAGGTGGGGTGGTGGAAGAATCAGCACGCCGAGAATCAGGAGCTGGAGGACGCGATAGCGGCCAAGGTCAAAGGCACCATAGACGCCCTCCGCGCAGAGGTGGAGCGGTTGAAGGCGGACGGAGCTGCAAGTGCGTTCATTGATATGTCTTGCCGTGCATCGCACGCCGAGGCCGAACTCGCTACAGCCAAAGAACGTCTGCGCAGCGAGGCGATGGACGATTATTCTTCAATTAAAAACTTGCAACGCGAACTCGCCGCCGAGCGGGCGCGGTTGGATTGGCTGGAAAAGCGTGCGCCGAAATGCTGGGGCCTGATTGATGCGCAGATGCTCGCGGGGAAAACGGAAACCATCCGCGCCGCCATCGACGCGGCGATGAAGGAGGCCGCGAAATGAAACACTTAAACTTAACTCCAAAAGAATTTTGCTCCGCAATGGACGCCTGCACCGAAGGACGTATGTTTTCCGAGAAATATAACACGATGGCAGAAGTCTGGGATGCGTGCCCGAGAGCTGATTGGCTGCTCTGGATTTTAACCGCAATCGACGCTCCGGTCAGTGACAAGACCGAGCGACTTTTTGCGGTTTGGTGCGCTCGTAACACTCCGATGCACAACGGACGCACGACTGGCGCATTGCTCACCGATCCGCGCAGTATCTCGGCCCTTGAGGTTGCCGAGCGATTTGCACATGGGAATGCAACTACAGAGGAACTGGCTGTGGCATGGGCTGCGGCACGGGCTGCGGCACGGGCTGCGGCACGGGCTGCGGCAGCGGATGCGGCACGGGATGCGGCATGGGCTGCGGCAGGGGCTGCGGCACGGGCTGCGGCAGCGGATGCGGCACGGGATGCGGCATGGGCTGCGGCAGGGGCTGCGGCACGGTATGCGGCAGCGGATGCGGCATGGGCTGCGGCACGGTATGCGGCATGGGCTGCGGCAGGGGATGCGGCATGGGCTGCTCAGGCAAATCAACTCCGCACAATGGTCAGTAATCCATTCGAGGAGGGCACCAAATGAGCGCGCCCATCACCGAGGCGCACCTACGCCTAGCCAATCAACTCGTCGCATCTCCACCGTCTCCTCTCGTGATGGCAACGCTCATCGCCGACAGCGAGGCGGAGGCGGTGCAAATCGCCATGCTCCGAGAATACGGCAACCTCTCTGCAACGAACGAGTCGCTCGCTAAGGAGCGCGACCAGCTCCGCGCCGAGGTGCAAGCGCAATGCCTCCTTAACGCGAAAGGCTCGGAGCGTGAGGCTATTCTGCTTGGGAGGCTGGCGCGTGCAGAGCGGAAAATTGTGATGCTCCGCGCCGCGAACGTCGTGCGTGAGCCATCCCGGACTCACGATGTAAAACAACCAGAAACCTGAACGAATAAAGTGCAGCGGCCAACCGGGATTGGCACGACGCACTTGTTAGGCAGCACGGTCTATGAAAACAAAACCAATGATAACAGAAACAGTGACACTTTCTTTTGAAGTGAAGCTCGACTACCAAAACGATGCGGGCCGGGCGTGGCTCGTAAAATCTCTCAAGCGTGATGCTCGCGTGGATATGGGTGGCGCTGGCGTGGACACCGGGCCATACGGAATGAAATCAATCGAAGGCTCGGCGCGAGTGCTGCCTAACACCACGATGAGCCAACCCGGAGGACAATCATGAGCGCACCACAGACCGAAGCGCCAACGGACGGAGCAACGTCCGGATTGGCTCTGGCACCTTGTTCGGCACGACCCGATTTTAAGGCCAAACTTAGAACGCTGGCCTCTTGGTTGGCTAAAAGAGCGGAGGGAAATCACAACGAGCTGACCACACGCTCAATGCTGCGCCGCAAGGTGGATGAGCTGATGAATGCCAAAGCGCCTAGCTGCGAATACTGCAATGGGTCCGGCGTTGTCGCTTACGAAGCCGGCGGAGAGTCGCGACTTGATGAGTGCGGGTGCCAGCAAAAGCCGAACAAAGGAATATGACAACTTGCACCCCATGAGCATTCCTTATTACGTTCCACCGAAAATACAAAAAAGCATTGAACAAACAAAATAAACCTGAATGATGAAAACGATGACAAATGAACTAAAAGAAACGCTAGACTGCATTAAACAACTACTGGCTCGATTTCCCGCTCCCGATTGTCGTGAGCAGGAAGAGGCAGTCCAAAACGCCAAGGCAATCCTTGCGCGGGAAGGAAAGCCATGATTGATGTATCGCTAACAATGCAGTCAGTCCGGTGGATGTTTGAGAAGCATCTCAAGAACATTGACCTATCAATTCCCGCCATCCCCATAAAGGAGACCAAGGACTATCTGCACCGCAAAAAGATTACGGATGAAACAGTTTTTGCCATCCGAGCAGACGCCCAGCGTGGCATGAAAATCCGAGAATTGGCCGAGAAATATGCGGTCAGCCAAACCGTAGCCCACAAAATCAAGCACTATCAGCACCGTTTTTCCAAGGGCAAGTTTGCCCGGAATCCACAACAATGAAAACATCAGACACACTAGGCAAAATCGCACCAGCTTTGCTGGCTGCACAAAAATCAGTGGGGAACGCCAAGAAGCAGGCGACCAACCCGCACTACAAATCCAAATACGCCAACCTTGAAGCCGTCATTGAGGCTGTTAAGGACGCCCTGAACGAGAACGGTATTTCCATCATCCAGACGGTGGGTGAAGTCGGTGCCGGGACCATCTGCGTAGGCACCCGCCTGCTGCACGAGAGCGGCGAGTTTATTGAGGACATGGCCTCTGCCCCGCTGTCGAAACAAGACGCGCAAGGCGTGGGTTCTGCCGTCACCTATCTGCGCCGTTATTCTCTCGCGGCTATCTGCTCCATCACGCAGGAGGACGACGACGGCGAATCAGCAAAAGACCCACAGATTAGCAAGGCGCAACTCGTTGCCATCCAAACCAACGCAGAGAAAAATGCGGACATGATCAAAAAAGCCTTGGACTACTTCAAGGTTTCTGATCTAACTAAGCTCAGTCAGGGCCAAGCAAACATCATCATCAACAAACTAAACTAAAATGATCACAGTAAAAATCGACGTTACCAAAATTGACAAGAATCTCCTCTACAAAGGGGCCAAGGGCACCTACCTCGACGTAGTGCTTTTCGAGACGCCGGACGATAAGTTTAACAACGACTACCGAGTCGTCCAAGGCGTCACCAAGGAAGCCCGCGCCGCTGGCGTTAAAGGCGCAATCCTTGGCAACGGCAAGGTGATTGGCGGCAACTCCAAGCCCGCCTTCAATAAGCCGGAAGCTAAGGTGGAAAAACCGGAAGCGTCAGAGGACGTTCCGTTCTGAGTTGGGTGGGGGCTAAGTGAGGGCGGCACTATATCCGCCCATTTCATAAAACATAAACAGAATGAAACAAACAATCAATGAACTCATCATCGCAATCTTCATCGCCATCTGCACAATCGTCATCGCCATTGGAATGGTCCTTACTTTACAGTGAGGCAGTCCGCGCCCGCAATCGGGCTGATATGCTCATCACAGAGGTAAGGTTTCTGGCTCAAATGATGAAAATAGATGGTGTGGCTCACGGCAACAACCAACAAATAATTGACAAGACCAACGCCCACATGGATGTTCGCTGGGCAGAAATGGAAGCGCAGGAAAAGAGGCTTGCTTCTTTAATCGGAAATAAACTATGAACGGAAAGGGAGACAGTCCACGAAATTTAGGCCCGAAATATCGGGAAAACTACGATAGCATATTCAGAAAAAACAACACACAAAATGAGTCACTGGTATACGAAAAACGGTCAAGCGATGCACAGGGTTCCCGGCAAGACAGTTGCGGAACGGGACACAACGATTGCCGATGCAAGAAAGCTCGGCCTTCTTCCGTCAGTTAGCGGTATTAACAAGGTCTGGGCCAATCCCGGCCTTGATCGCTGGAAGCAAAATGCCACCATCGAGGCGGCACTAAACTACTCTCGCGCCGAGTTCTCCATTCCCGGCAAGGAGGAGGAGGATTCAATTGAGGCATATTACAGGGAGATTCGCGCCAAGGCTGACGCTGGCATGAATGCGGCCTCTGATCTGGGCGTCAAGATTCACGCAGCCATCGAAGCCAATCTCACGGATTCCCCTTGGGATGGCGGCGAGATGGTAGAGCTTGCAGACGGCAAGATGGTTGAGCTTTACGAGCTAGTTGATCCCGCCATAGACAAACTGGGTGAACTCATCATCACCCCGGTTGAGAGTGAGAAGATTGTCACCTGTCTTCCCTATGGCTACGCAGGCCAAATGGATTTGGCTTTCACGCAGGGCGAGATTGCTGGCGTCCTCGATTTCAAGAGCACCAAGACAACTCCGGGAAAGAAGATTGACGTGCGGCAGGGCCAATCAATGCAGATTGCGGCCTACCACTACGCCTATTGGGGTGCTGCCGACAAGCCGCATTTCACGCCCAATCACAAGGGAATCAACCTTTACATCAGCACTACGGAGATTGGCCGCGTTGATGTTGTCACCTACGACCACGAGGAACTTGCGAAGCAATGGGAAGGATTCCTTGCCTGCCTCACCCTCTGGCGTTTGCAGAACAACTATGATCCACGCTCAAAGGAGGTCGCATGAAGGACCGCGAACTCCCTCGCTCCGAGCAAGCCGAGTGCAACGTCATCAGTTGCGTTCTCCTAGACGGCGCAGCCGCTCTAGTCACTGCACTGGACGCCAAAATCACGGAGGAATGTTTCTATGAACCCAAGAACGCCAAGCTCTGGCGGGCAATTATCTGGAATCACAATCATGGCAGACCAATTGAAACGGCAATCATCATCGATGAACTCCGCAAAGTCGATAAACTCGACTCAATCGGCGTTGACCACATCATCAGTGTTTCCGGTAGTATCCCCACTACGGCTGGTTTTACCCACTGGCTTGAGCAGGTCAGGGAAACATACGTCCTGCGCGAACTCATCAAGTGTGCGAACGAAGTCCGAGAGTGTGCTTACGGCTACAAGGGCAACGTGGAAGACTTCGTGGCGGCTACATCCCGCATACTATCCATCCGTCATGCCAGCCAAAAGCAGGAGACGCTCTCTTCAGCAGCTACGGACGTATTTAGCCTCTGCCAGCGCATCCTTGCTGGCGAGGACACGGAGACTGATCGAGGTCTGTCTTTCCCTTGGCCGGACTGGAATCAGCGATTCGGCCAAGCGCAGCCGGGAGAACTGATTGTCGTAGCCGCACGCCCCGGTAGAGGCAAATCTAGCGCAGGAAGGCAGATTGCGTGGCACTGGAGCCAGAATGTCGGAGATGTGCTCTTATTCTCAAGGGAAATGCCCGTCTGTGGCCTTCCGCAGTTGTTTGCCCAAAGCCTAAGCGGGAAGAGCTGGCGTGAGTTTCGTCGCAATGAACTCACCTCCGCTCATTCCGATGCGTTTCTTGAGTCCATTAAGGACGTGCAAAATAACAAGAGACTGCACATCTACGACCGCGACCGGACGCTGGCTCAGGTCACTGCTCGCATCAAAGCATTCCACCAAATCAAGCCCATCAAGGGCATCGTCATTGACTACCTCCAGCGTTACGATCCACAGCAAGAACGCGGAGAAACACGCGACGTAGCCATTGGGCGCATGACTATGGCCCTGAAGGATGCGGCTATTGAATGCGGCATCCCGGTCATCCTGCTGGCGCAGCTATCCCGTGGAGTTGAACGCGACAATCGTGAGCCTATGCTTAGTGACTTGCGCGAGTCTGGAAATATCGAGCAAGACGCCGACCGTGTTATTTTCCTTGACGCTCCGATGAACACCCCGGATGGTGCAACTCAGGACTTGAACGACGGAACAGTGCGCCGAATCTTCGTCAATGCCATCCAAGCCAAGGGGCGCGGAGAGGGGCAGGATAGAATCGGCATGATGTTCAATCGTCCAATCACTACGTTTGAGTCTATCGTTCCTTAAAATACGCGGGGAATCGTCTAATCAAGATTTCGCAATGCGAAGATGCTGGTAAAATCCTGCTCCCCCGCTCCAATTCACTCCAATTCACTCCAATTTCGTTACTAATCCAACCCACATAAACACAAATGCCAACGAATCGTAAACTAGAAGAACTGGAAGAAACCCTCATGGAAGACTTCGTGCAAGACATTGCAGGAAGCCAAGACCCTGTTGACCAATTTAAGGCAATTGAGCGTTACGCCAAATTTGTCGAGGCTCGCTCCATTCGCATCAAATCCGAATGCGCTGAAAGCGAGGAATAGCCAATGGTCACAAATGTTGGCGGGCTAAGATTCCACGTCGAATCTTCAAGCAAGGCCGATGTTGCCTTTTACAGTGTAGAGTTCAAGGACCGCAACGGAGAATGCAACTGCCGCGACTTCGTTGTTAGATGCAAGCCGGTCTACCGAGAGCGCAAGGCTACGGTAGAATACGGAGAACCAGAAAGAACGCGATGCAAACACATAAACCAAGTCCTTATGTTCATTGCGAATAAGGCAATAAGCGGGGTGGTCAAATGACAAAACAAGCCATCTATCAGTTCATGGAAGCTCAGTGTCACACCGCTCGCATGATGGGCTATAAGCTCAAATTATGGTCGGTAGAAGACGGACACTGTTGGCAGTGGAAAGGACCAAACGGCATCAGCGAGATTGGGCATACCAGCGCACACACTAAGGGAGTAGCCCTTTGGTGCGCTCTTCAAGCCATCTTTTAATGCCCAATGATACCCCAACACCCCATTGCGGTGGACGATGGACTGCGGCAAGAAAGCGCAGTTTCATCGTCTCCGCATTACGCCGCGCTAGTGGCCGCTGGGCACCCAAATACGAAGCTAAGAAAGCTGCCCGCATTGAAAGGAACACCTACCGATGTGCCTCATGTGCCAAAACTTTTGGTAATGCAGACATTCACATCGACCACATCATCCCAGTCGTTGATCCGTCCCGTGGATTCACGACATGGGACGACTTCATTACTCGTCTATTTGTGGAAATCGACGGTTTCCGAGCCGTTTGCACGACTTGCCACTCCGAGATTACTGCCAAGCAGCGATGCGTCCGAACCCAAAGACTAGCCAATGAAAAGGTTTCAACTCGTAAGTGACATTCACGGAAACTGCAAAGACGTGCGAGCCTGCGACGCAGCCATTGCATTCTCTCGGCAGTTCAAGCCGGACATCCGCGTAATCGCAGGCGACCTCTGGGACTTCGCCGCCATCCGTCAGGGAGCCAGTGAGGATGATCGCGCAATCTCCATGCAGGAAGACTTTGAGGCAGGCCGGGACTTTGCCAATGCGTTCTTTGGCGAAACATCCGAAAACGTCCTCATGCTGGGCAATCACGACATTCGTGCATACGATTTGCGCAACAGCAAGGATGCGGTTAAAAGCGACTTGGGCTATCGGATGGTTGCGGACATCAAGACGCTCGCCTTCAAACATAATGCCAAGCTAATCGACTACGACGCACGCGATGGCGTATACCAGATAGGCGAACTCAACGTAGTCCACGGCTTTCACACTGGTATGTCTGCCTGTGCCGCCCACGCCCGAATCTACGGCAATGTGGCCTTTGCGCACATCCACTCCATCGAGAGCTTCCAAACGCCGGGAATCAAGCAGAAGGAGGCCCGCAGCATTGGTTGCCTGTGCGACCTCAACCCCGGCTACGCAAACCGCAAAACAGGCAAGCTGCGCTGGTCTCACGGCTGGGCATATGGCTGGCTCCACGACGACGGCACCTACGCCATCTTTCAGGTTAGAGGAATCAACGGAAAGTTCTACGCACCAACAGACATAATCGAATACTAATGAATCCTTGGGAAAAAATAGACAAATTGATGAAGCACGCCGCCGAGCCGAAAGGCCCGGAATGGTTTACCAAAAGACAGTTTATGGAACACTACGGTGTAAGCGGTAGCTGCGCCGACAATCGGATTGCAAAGATGATGAGTGATGGTCTACTTGAAAAGTGGACTGGCACTCTGCCATCTAAAAGAGTTGGAAATAAATGGAAACTAAAATGAGAAACGAAACGCACCTAGATCACATCGCCACTATCATCCAGACCGGCCACATTGAGAAGCTGACCAGCGAAGAAGTTGCCTTCAAAGTGATGGAGTATATGGCTGAAAACTATGACCTCTCAAGAGAATCCGGTATGGAGATTTAAGTCTAGCGTTAAAGAGGTCTATCGCATCGTTGGCGACGCAATGGTTCCGACAGAGATCAATTGCGCCAGATTCACTGTGATAGCTCAATGCGTGAATCCAATGACTGAAGAACAACAGACTGTCTGTGAGTTTTACAGCAACGCTCTGGACGGGGATAAATTCATCCTCGGCCAGAGCTTCATTGAGAAATGGGACGCTCTAATTGAGCGGGCCTAGTTTGATTTACGGCGCAGTTTTTCCCTGCGTCGTCTGGGCATCCTTCGCAAGTGCCGCATTAACCTGAGCAGAATACACCGGACTAAGCTGTGCAAACTTGGTCAAATCATATCCAACAGACTGAAGTTTAGACGCAATCTTTGGATTGAGATAGATTTGGGTTAGCAAGTTGTACATCCCCTTATCCGCAGCCTTAAGGATGTTGTTACCACCTTGAGCAACCATTGCACCAGTAGTGATGTTGCCCTGAGCGCCACCATAGATGGTTGCAAGTGCGCGAACATCATTGAACGCATTAGGCTGGCGAATCTGAATTGCTTCACGTCCACGGATAATGCCAGAAATCGGGTCAATAACCTGACTCTTGATCATGTCATACTTGTCCTTGCCAATGATGGTTCTAAGGTTTTCGCGCTGATTGCTTAGAGCCTCGTTAGAACTGTAGAACAAATCGGTAAGCTCTCTGAGCTTAAGCTTATTGGTTCCTTCGTACTGAGTTGGGATGAATCGACGCACGGCATCAGCAGCGGCAACCTTACCGATTTCATCAATCAAATCAGACTTGCCGGAAGCCTTGGCGCTATCCACGAACTTCTTGATTACGCTAGGCTCAACTTCCTGCACAATGCGCTGCAC